GAAGGAAAGGAAATTATAATCCTGAAACCACTGCAGTGATATTTGCTGTTGGTAAAAAGGACATGGATGAAGATCCTCGCTTTCGAGTAGGAACAAAAAGAAATGGCGAACCAACATTTTTCCAATACTATGATGATAACAAAGGTAATCTCCAACCTTATACAAAACATGGTTATCTGTATGTGGCACCACATGTTTCAATCAGAGTACCAGGATATGGAGACATGTCAGGTACAGTACTGAGACAGGTGTTGGCAACAGCATCTCCTGAAGAGTTTGAAACTGTAATGGGCTTTTATGATGACAAGATATTCAACTTGCTCAGAGATAAGTTCAGTGTGTTAGTCGCAGAACAGATAGGCAATTTTGTTATCAATACTAATATCATATCAGAGATATCATTCGCAGGAGGCAGTAAAGCTGATGTAGATGATGGTCCTAGATATTTCTATGGTAATCAGAAAACATATCAAAAGAAAACAGCTGCTATGGCTGAACGTTTGGGTTTCAAAGTTATGAACTATATTCTTAATACAGATCAAGAACTTGAAAATTACAATGATATGTGGCCTAATGGCCCAGTCGACACTGTATCATATTTTCCGACAGGAGAAGTCGGTGCCGTAGGATCTGGTACTAATTACACCAAAGAGCTTAGAGGTAATCCTGGATATAAGCGTTGGCAAAACTACATAACAGGTGTAGCAGAACGTGTAGGGTATAAATTCCTTAACTTTTTAGGAGCCGAAGAAGCAATTGATTCTACAGAAAAAGAACCAATGACCAAAGCTGAGGCAGCACTAACAGAATCACTTACAAAAGAATGGTGGGCTGGGAAATTCAGAACATTGATAACTGAAGGGGGCGCATCTGGTCATATGAATCATCCTTTTGATGACAGAGATCTTACATTTGCAGAAATGAAGGAAATGGTTCGTATGTCACTTCAAGGAGAGTTGAACAGAGAGTCAGATGTCACAGAAAAAACAGATGGTCAGAATCTGAATGTCACTTTCAAAGATGGTAAAGTAGGAGCAGCTCGTAATAAAGCTACTATCAGACAGCCAATGGATATAGATGCTGTGAAGATGAAATTCGGCGGTAGAGGAGACATATCAGATGCATTTGCATTTGCAATGGAAGATCTGGAAAAGGCCATACTTGCATTATCACCTAAACAGAGAGATGAAATGTTTCAGAATGGCCGTCGCTTTGTGAATCTGGAAATCATATATCCAGCCACAGCAAATGTGATAACATATGGACCAAAAGCTTATTTACAATTTCATGGTCTCAATGAGTTTGATTTGGAGTCAGCGACTAAAACAACATCGTTACCAGAATATGGTGGATTGTTACAAAAAATGATATCTGATGTAAATGCAGATACTCAAGAGCATTTTAAAATCATTCCGCCTAAGGTTGTCACATTATCAAAACTTCCAGATTTTGATGAGAAAGAAACTTACTATATTAATAAAATAAATCAGCTTCAGAAAGAATACGGATTAAAAGATTCAGATGAAGTTGTGATGTATCATCAGCGCTGGTGGGAAGATTATATTGATTCTCAATTGCCAGATTTATCTATAGAAGAACGTGAAGGTTTATTGCGTCGATGGGCATATGGTGACAAGTCGTATAGACTGAATGCAAAAAATATTATCAATCCTGATACTCTTGAACGTGTCCTACAGATTGATAAACAGGATATTGCTAAATTAAACAAATCCAATATAGTAAAATTTGAAGATATCTTCTTAGAACTTGGAGCAGAAGTATTAAGCAATGCATCAGAATTTTTATCAGCCAACCCATCAGACACAGTAAAAGATCTTCGTAAACAAATTGCAGATACGGTACGAGAGTTGAAAGATAGTGATGATCTAGCAACGTTAGATAAAATGAAAACTCAATTGAAACGTATTGAAACTGCCGGCGGATTTAAAAAATTAGTTCCTACCGAAGGTATTGTATTTGTTTATAAAGGTAAAACATATAAACTAACTGGACTATTTGCGCCAGTAAATCAATTGTTAGGTTTAACAAGGTATTCCAGATAACTACATATTTATATGAAAAACGGAGCATTCGAAATGAATAAAAATGAAAAAATCTTACGTCAAGAGATAAGACGTGTTATCAAATCTACTTTATCAGAAGGCGATTATAGCAAGAAAAAAGATGAAACTAATGAGCAGGATTTAGGCCGCGCGACATCGACTACAGCAGGTAGAATTGACCGTTTAGTTGATACACAGTACATGAGAGCTTTACAAAAATCTTTACAGGTCGGATCGCCTAACCAAAAAGCTGCTGCAGTATTAATGATTGTCCAGAAACTTATCGGCGATGATACACAAGCAGTTGAAAAACTCAAAAGAGAGCTTCAAACTAAATCAGTACGTTCGGCTATCGTTGAGCCACCAGCTGCTGATGCTGTTTCCGAAGGTGCACATGAGAAGGATGGATTACGAGGCGCGTTAGCTGGTAAGAAAGAAAGAATGGAAAAGACTCAGGCATTCAAAATGTTAACAAGAGCATTACAAGGCAAGCCTGCTACACAACAAGTTGATTTTGTGTTTGCAATGTTAGATTCTTTACCATTAGATCAGACAGCTAAGAATAGACTTCGTATGAAGTTCAGATCAGAATTTAGATAATATGTCCAATAAGTTACAAAACGTTAAAGCAGTTCGAGATCTGTTAGCAGGAAAGCATAGAACTCAAACTAGAAAAACATTTACATTCTCTAAAGGTCCTGAAAAGGACATGGATGTTGTTGAGAGATTTGAAGATGGCAAACCTAAGGTATGGTATGAAACTGATGCCAAAGGTACTCGTCACAAATGGACTCAGAAAGAAGGTTATCGTGTTAAAGAAGCTGCTAATTCATTATTATCATCTATCAAGGATGTGTTAACAGCTCCGGATGACTGTCCCGAATGTGGTGAATATATGAAAGGCGATGAAAAGCGTTTGAATTTAAAGTTTTATTTCAAGCGTAAAAAATGTTTTTCATGTGTTCTGAAAGAAGAACGTGAAATAAAAAATAGAGGTGCGGAAGCGTGGGACGAATATCAACGTAAGATAATGTTAGATAATGCAGAAGCTTGGTTCAGAGATTGTGATATTGAAGTTGATATTCTGAAAGATCAAGTCAAAGAAGCATATTGGCACAATGCAGATGGTAGATCAGATGATATTGATATCACACAATTTGTTGAGCGTATGCAAAAAGATTATGGTGAATTAAAAGAAACTATCAGAAAAAATTTAACAAAATCTGATAAAGAAAAAACTGATAATAATAATTTAGGATAAAAAAATGTTATGTCAGAAAAAAAATCACTTAAACAGATAATACGAGATGAGTTTAAAAAATCGGCAACTGATCCGATTCACTTTATGCGTAAATACTGTGTAATTCAACATCCTACCAAAGGTAAGATGTATTTCAATTTATATCCGTTTCAACAGGATACTCTTAACGATTTCAAAGACAACCGCTATAATATTATACTGAAATCTAGACAATTAGGAATATCAACTTTGTCAGCTGGCTTTATTCTTTGGAACATGTTGTTCAAATCAGATTTTAATGTATTGGTCATTGCAACTACTCAGGAGGTAGCAAAGAATTTGGTTACAAAGATTAGAGTAATGCATGAAAATTTACCGACCTGGATGAAAGGCACTACAGATGAGGATAATAAATTATCTCTTAGATTACGAAATGGTTCTCAGGTTAAAGCAGTCTCATCTACAGGTACTGCAGGTAGATCAGAAGCTTTGTCATTGTTAGTTATAGATGAGGCAGCATTTATTCGTAACATTGGCGAAATATGGGCATCAGCCCAACAAACGTTATCCACCGGTGGAGGTTGTATAGCATTGTCCACTCCTAATGGTACTGGTAACTGGTTCCATAAAACATGGGTAGATGCTGAAGCGTCGGGTGAGTTCAATCCAATCAAATTGCATTGGACTGCTCATCCAGAACGTAATGAAGAATGGCGTCGCCAACAAACATCATTGCTAGGAGAAAA